ATCATAAGAGAGAATAATGTTGCTATAACTATCCAGAATAAAATATTAACAAATCCCCAAAGGATTGTTCTAATCAACGATGTAATCATTTAAAACCTCTTTCATGTTTGATATTGGCATTCCCCAGTCTTTCGGTAAAGCTGGTGGATTAGTTCCATATGGATATAGAGTGACAGAAATTGCTTTTCTTGGCTCACTATATGTTTGTACACTATGTGGTTGACCACTTACTATACAAGTTGGTGTTCTTACAGTAGTTCTTTCAACTTCTTCAACTTCATTTTCTTCAAAAGTATAACTGTAGTCATCATAACGTCCATCGTTTTGTTCTCCGTCAGTTGCTCTTGGTATCCAAGATGGTTTTGGTTTAAACCAAAGATTATGATGGTCTCCTTTACTATAAGCCCAATTTAATTTACATTTTTCTGAGAACTCAACAGCATCAACATGTATTTCCATTTTGTAATTTGCAGGAAATGAAAAAACCTCAGCATCCCAATAGAGTAATTTATGTTTTTTAAAAAACTCAACAGCTTCTGGATTAAAATATTGATTTGGTACTTGTATAAAACAAGGTGGTAGATTGTGAAACCACGTCATACCTTTTTCACTTAAAGGGTCTTTAAAAGGAAGTTTTAAATGAAAATAATTATTAGCCATTAAATATTTCCTTGTTTGTCATATCCTTTTCCCAAAAGTATAATTTAATAGTCTTATTAATTTTTGAAATACCTCTTAATACTTTTTTATTATCTTCAGTATGCTCGATTGCACCAATTGAGTTAATCGCATCATTCTTAAACTTTACTACATTGTTCACAGTTCTTGGTACATTTAATAAAGATAATGAAATTACTCTTCCAGGAAAATATTTATTTAACCAATTCATCGTTATTTCCCATGTACGTTGGTCTTTTTTCCTTGCTGAAATTACATGAAACTTATCTTCAGTTGGTTTATATAATGGTTCAGCAGAATTATACCAATCGTATAAAAATTCTTTTCTTGCTCTTCTTTCAGCCCCATTCATATGTCCCCATTTTTTTATATTTGGTGGTGGGTTTAGTGCAAGAACACCATCCATATCATAAGATACTATCATAATAAAATTAAATCTATATTTGTTTCATTTTGAATAATTGATTTTTGTTTTTCCCAAATCAATTTACGTTTTTCATCTGATAAAGATGTAAATTTAGTTAAGTCCTCTGCAGTTTCTACAGGATATGTCCAATTTAAACCATTATTTCCAGATGGTGCACAAACTGGAATACCAGCATAAAGTGCATGAAAAGCACGACCAGTTCTCCATCCAGATGTTTTATGCTTACTATCATAAACAGTTAAACATCCTTTATAGTTTCTATAAAATTTTCTTCGATCTTTTTGTTGTGGATTTTCAATAACGTTTATATTAAAATCAGTCCACTCTTTTGGTTTTCCTGATATTTCAAGACTTGATGACTTTAAAAATTCTTTGAAGTATTTTGTTCTTCCATTTGGTCTTCCGATATAAACAGTTTTATCTATATCACCATTTGAAAAAGATTCAAATGACATTCCATTCGCCATTGGTAAATCTACAACTCTTACACCTATTGGGCATTTAAGAATTGTTGAAACTTCTGCAGAGTTGGTTGCGTTTGCTGCGACTACCCATCTATCCCATTTTTCATTTGGTAATAACTCCCAAAGAAATGGTAAATCAGGATCGTCGTTAATGAATATTATTTTACCAGAATGTGACTTAATCAGTTCAACTGTTTTGTCCCAATCTTTTTTATAGAATTGTAAATTTGTTCCACCAAATTCTAATATAAGTATATCACAATTTGTGTATGTATCAACAGATGTAAATCCATCTGCTGCTGTTGCTTCTGTTGGTGTTGAAAAAGGAATTATTGAATAACCAGATGCGAATAAGTTCTTAAAGAGTGCAATTCTTTTCTCTACCCATGCACCACGAACACCAGATTCTTTATTTGTTAATCCTATTTTACCAGATACTCTCCGATAACCAAGTTTTAATCCCTTGTTTGAAGAATTAGCAGTATAATACCAATCTAGTGCTCGTTCCTCTCCTAAAAATTCATGGAGAGACATGGTTAAAAAAATGCTTCAAGTGAAGATTTATTTGCTTCAGGATGGTATTTGTATAATGTTTCTTTACCTAATTTAGATGTTAGATAATCATACCATTCTTGATCTTTCCACATATTTTCTGAAACTCCATTCCAAAGTTCTCTTTGTAATGGATGGTTTTTATTTCTACGTCTGTCCTCGACGTAATTTTTTCTTGTTAATTCATAATTCCAAGAGCCAAGTTCTAGCATCTTTTCTCTGAAATAACATACGAAAGAAATACGTTCTGCTTCAGGATCTTCAACAATCATTTCAGTATTTCCATGAATACCCTCGTGATTATTAATTAATAATAAATCTCCTGGACGTATATTTACAGCAACTCTGTATTCTGGCAGTACTAGATAACCTCCTTTGTACTTACCATTGTTTGATACTACTGTAAGATTACTGAATCCTTCCTTTAAATCACCAGCATCTCTATGTGCTGCTGTTCTAAAAGTTTTATTTACAGTCGCTGTAGTAAATACAGTTCCTGGAATAATAAACTTTGGATCCATTTTATCACATGCTTCTTTTTGTTTCGCAAAACGTTCAGGCAGTAATTGTTTAAAACCATCTGAAAGTTTTTGTAAGAATGGGAATCCCATAGCAAATTTCTCAGGATTCTTTTCAGTGAAAGATGTTGCTCTTCCATAAGGAATACGAGGATATCTATCAAAATATCCAGCAATACCAGACCACACTGCTTGTGCATATGAAGTTGTTGAAGTCAATTTAGACTTTACTCTTATTGCTTCTTTTACTATTTCATCACGAGGTAATGATTTTATTTCATTTAACCACTCTTCAAAGATAAATCCTTCATCAGTGACTTTATTCTTAAGCCATACAGATCCTCTGTTTCCTGCTGCTGTTTTATCTTTGTTTTTATATTTTTCTGTGATTGTTGTTATAGGATTAGAACCATCAAGTGTAGTTTCATACTTAGATAATGCTTCAAGCATTTCTTCTTGATATTCCGTCACCCAGTCACGACCACCAAGTTTTGAACCTTTTGGTCCTGCTGCTATGCCACGATTTTGTGTTTCGACTGCTGCTTCTCGAAGACCTTTATATGCTAAGTCTTGTTGCTCTTTCGTAAACCAATTTTTTCTAAATTTAAACAGAATGTTTTTCTCGCTGTTTATCCCATCAACAGATGGAGCATAGAAATCACAATCATATTCCACCAAAGTGTCATAGTGTGAATGATCTACAAAAGTCGCAAGCAAATGCTCACAATCAACTTTAGTTGCTGCGGTTATCACTTTTGTTGTCATCTTTTTTCCTTTATGTTATTCATCGAATTTAAACGATGATGTTGTTTCTGCCTTTATTCTTTCACCTATATTTCCTTTATCAAATACAGGTGTAGAATCTCCTGCGTCAGCTAGTGCCATATGTCTTTTCATATGTTCTGTTTCAAGATTATAGACTTTCATCTTGTTTCTTTCAACACCAACGACAAATCTTTTATAATAATTAGGATCGTTATAACGATTCTTTAATTGTTTTACACTTGCTATTCCTTCTTTAATCATATCTTCAGTAGCAATAATCGCAAACATAAAGTCAGCTGTTGCTGGAAGACCGAATGATTCAGAAGTATCTTCTAATCCTAAATCAGAAGAAGTAAATCCTTGTCTTGTTGTTTGAGTAGCAGTCATTATAGGTAAATCATATTGTACTGCTAGTCCTCTTAATTCCTCTGCTATGCTCTTAATAACAGTGTAAGAATTATTATTTCCACCATATTTTAATCTAGCAGAAACACATAGATTTAAATAATCCACGTAAATAACATCTGGTTTAAAATCTTTTTTCATTTTTAGTTCATCAAGTAATGATCTAAAATGACCAACATGGGCTGTTGCTGTAGGAAACTCTTTTATAACAAGTTTTCCTTTAGTTTTTTCTTTTACTCTATCAACACGTAAAGTAAAATCTATTTTCTCTAGGATTTTTAACTCATCCATAGTGACATTTAATAAGTTTGCATCAATACGTTCAGCAATCTTTTCTTCAGACATCTCTAGAGTTATATAGAGTACATTAAGATTATTCATTAAATTTGCTGATGCAAAATGACATAAGAATAAAGATTTACCAACTCCTGTTCCTGCTAAGGCAACATTCAAAGTTTTATTACTTACACCACCACGTGTAATAGTATTAAACAAATCTATATCAAATGGTATTTTTTCTTCTGTACGTTTATAGAAATCAAAACGATCGTCTGCATTTTCAAGATAATCATGACCAACTGATTTGTCAAAAGAAACTGAAAGTGCATCAGATAATAAAGAAGGAATACTATCTTGTTTTCTTACTTTATCACGACCATCTATAATTTTAATACTATCCATAATAGAATTATAAACAGCTTTATCTTTACAGAATTTTTCAGTTGCGTCAACTAACCACTTAGAATTTATATCTTCTTTATTCTTTAAGTCTTTCGTATAAGCTTGTGCTTGTTGATAATCAGTTTCAAATAAAGTTTTATCATTACCAAGTTCAATATCAATAACTTCAACTGTAGCTGGTTTATTAAATTTAATAAAAAACTTTAGTATTTGACTAGCAATTGCTCTTTCAATTTTATCTTGAAAATATTCTTCACGTAAATGTGGTACAACTTTACGAGCATAATCCTCGTCATGAAGTAAATTTTTAAGTATTGTTGTTTCTATTCTCATCAGTTTTAGTTTTTTTTGTATATGCTTCCATTTCTTCGCTACCACCTCTAAACAAAATAGTTTTATTTCTAGCTTGTTCTTCTATACAAGCCATAAGAAAGTCTCCTAGATGTCTTTCAAGTAATTGCTTACTTTCTGGTATCTCTACATTAAATGGATGTAATGATTTTTCTACATTAGCATCATACTCGTAGAATAATTTAATATTACCATCTGTTTGATTCTCAAATGATACTTTACCAAATGATGCAACTACGTTTTCAAGTATTCCATTTTTAAATCTAATTTCATTAGATCCATACTTACCTTTATTTTCTAAAGTTTCATATGGTGGTACTTTTACTGGTTGTGATTTAAGATACTCATCCCTTGCTGCTTCATATAATTCTTTAGATTGATATGAGTCAGGATTAATAAAAGGAAATAAATTTTCCCTTGTAGCAGGTATTTCCGTATTATTCGGATTTTGTTTTTGTTTTTCGTCCACCATCTTTTTTATCTTCTGGTTGTATTTCACTTACTTTATCTGATAGTTCGATAGTAGATCCATATTTGAATGCTTTTTGAGTATATTCATTTATTCTATCTAATATTTCTTTTGTAAAGTACTTTTCAGGATCTTCTTTAATAGCTTTACCGAATACTTTGGTTCCACCAATATCAATTCTACCACCCTCATCTTTCCATATACCAGCATCAACTGCAACGTCAATTAATCCATAGTATCTGTCAAGACCTTTTTCATACGAAAGTTTTATTTCAGCTTTTAAAAACTCTCTTGTAAATCTAGATTTTTGTAAAGTAGCTTTTACAATATTAAAA